ACACACAAGGGACGCCACATTATTGGAGGGTGACCATCGACAATATCGGTGCAATCGTAACCTCCGATCTTGGGACGGTGAAACCATGAGCCCAAAACATGCAACGCTTGGAGTGGATGGGAAGGTCCCGGCAGATCAACTTCCGGCCGGTCAGGGTGGAGCGGCCTGGGGTGGAATCACGGGAACGCTTTCGGAGCAGACGGACCTTGATACGGCGCTCGGTAACAAGGTCGATACGGCCGATTCAAGGCTATCGGACGCTCGCACTCCGCTGACTCACGCTCACGCGGCCGTGGATATTACAGGCACGGCCGTGGTGACGAACGATGCTCGCCTGTCGGATGCCAGGACGCCTACTGCCCACGGCCACTCAGAAAACATCCTGCACTCCCTCGCTACGGCCGCAAGCGATTTCCTTGTTGCCTCGGGTTCTGGAGCGTTCATCAAGAAGACCCTCGCGGAAGTGAAAACGATCCTGGGCCTTGCGACGGATTACCTGGGACTCCACGCGAAAGCGGATACAGCAGGAGCGGCGGACACGGCGGTTGCGTTGGCGACGGGAGCGGATCGGACAAAACTGGACGGGATCACGGCGGGGGCTCAGGCAAACGCGGACATAACGAAGGCCGAGATCGAGGCAAAACTCACCGGGGCGATCGCGTCGCATACACACTCGGGCGGATCCGATCCGTGGACGTATGTGATCCTTGCGTCCGATTTCCCAACATCCTCCGCTACCGCCGTTCCGGTGACGGGGCTTGCGTTCACTCCCGCCTTGAACAAGAAGTACGAGTTTGAGGGGAAGTTCATGCTTCGTACGGCGACGGCGACTGTCGGCCCCCGCCCGGGACTTGGATGGCCTACGGGGATGACGGACGGTGTGGCGTCCCTCTGGATGACATCCTCCGCGACGGCGCAAACCCTCGTCAACGGGAATATAAACGCCGCTCTGTTGAACGCCGTGGGCGGACTCCCCAACAATACGCAATCGTACCCGGCGTTCCTTGAGGGGATGGTGGTCGCCGGGGCGACCCCCTCAGGGACCGTGAAGGTGAACCTGGCAAGCGAAACGGCAGGAACCATCGTCACGATGAAGGCCGGATCATTCATTAAGTACCGAGAGGTGGTGTGACATGGCGATCGTAGCTGGCGACTTGAAGATGTACTTGACCGGAGGCGCGGCGAACGCGGATCCCCTGCTGTCTCTTGGAGGCGTGACTTCGAGCGTCCAATTCACGGACAACACCCTCGACAAGCTCTTTGCCAGCGTGGGGCCGGCAGAAGCCCTCGCGGGAGCCACGAAGTACCGGGCGCTGACGTTCAAGAATACCTCCGCGCTGACGGCCTACGCCGCGTCCATCCACATCAGCCAGGAATCGACCTCCGCGGACACCACCGTTGAGATCGCCTACGACTCCACCGGGACACAGAGCGTGGTCGACGAGGATACGGCGCCGACCGGACTTTCGTTCACCAAGCCCCTGTCGCTGGCGACGGCGATCGCGCTTGGGAACGTAGTCGCGGGAGGGGTTGCTCGAATCTGGTTCAAGCGGATCGTCTCGGCTTCCGCGGCGGCAGCTTCGGCCGATACGGGAAAATTCATGATGACCGTCGGGACCACACCTTGAGCTATTACTTCCTCGCAGCCAGCGAAGGGGGAACCGGCGACGGCCCGGAGTACGCCGTCAGCCGGGAATTCGCCTTCGCGTGGGGAATCTACGAGGGAGTCAGCCAGGAATTTACCTTCATCAACGATATCTATGGGGCGATTCAGGCGACGTTCACCTTCAAGTGGAATATCCTCGGGTACATCTCGAAGGAATTCACCTTCAAGTGGAACATCGGGGAGTACATCGCCCGGGAATTCACCTTCGTGTGGAACGTCTATGTCGCGGCCGCGGATATCGGCAGGAAGGCGAAATACACCTTCAAGGCCGCGCCGGTTGTAAATCGGTTTTACCGGAAGTTCAGGAATGGCTGAACCCGTCATCACCGTTACCCTGCTGACTCCCATCAGCCTCCGTCTTTCGTGGACGGGCGGGAATGGGGATTATGAGGTTTGGTGGAAGTCCGATCATCCGGCCAGCCAGGAGTACGCCAAACTCGCCTTCGTCACCGGAACGAGCTATGACGTTGGATCGCTGTCGTGGACGACGACCTATTATTTCAAGGTGAAGAATTCCGCGGGGGAATGGAGCGATGAAATCCATTTATTCGTCTGTTGTGGGCAGGCGGTTTTATATGGCAACCCCCCAGGAGAAGGCGTTCCTCCGACCATTACGAAAGATTTGTATTGGCAGCAATGCGTAGATATCGACGGGGATACGGTTGCTTTCGTTCCGGAGAACAAACCTCCCGGGCCGGCGCCTGGGAATACAAGCACAACGGCGGCGATTTTTTTATACGACATTCCTACGGATACATGGACGTTCAAGGGGAACATAACTGCGGAAGCATTTAAGGATTATAACCCGATCAATTTATCAAGAGACAAAATCACCATGATTGCGTCAACCGCGTATACGGTTGTCCTTGGAATCTGGAATGGATCATCCTATAGAATGGAGTCGTTCCCTGTTCCAGCCGGAAGCGATTTCATGATGGATGGTCAAGCGAATGTATTTAACCATGATGGCAGAATCGTGGCGACTGTTTACGTGGCGAGAGATTTATCTTTGGATATGACAAATCGCGTATTTGATGAAACGGATCCCAATTTCTCTGTATATTCGTTTGATCTTAATTTCAACATAAGTGGACCCAAGACGATCGACATTTATCTAAACGATTCGCTATGGGGATCTTATAATGTAACGGAAAACGATACGAGCTTGCACGTTAATGTCTCTCCCTTATCATATTATACGGTTTATACGATAAGGGTTTATATGCACTCCGTAATCGGACCTTCTTCCTGGTCATATATTTATAGGCTCCAACCGTGGCCTGGTTTCTCCAATGATACGCCTTTGTCTTATTACACGGGCTATGAGGCAAAGATGTATGTGTATGTCTCCTACGACAATGGCGGTAATTTCTCCGGGCCGACCCTTTTATTCGAGGGATATGGCTATGATTATATGGACATGGATGAGGACGAGGACGGGAATATCTGGTTTATTGTAATGAGCAATAAGGAGCTTGTGGCAGCTTCTATTGAGTACAAAATATATAAGTATGTCGTGGGATCCCCAGTTGAATTGATAAGAACCATAGATACCGACACAAGTACTTATTATGGGGATAGTTGTAAAATTGCAGTAAACGGAGACATAATCGTGGCCTTGTATGGATATAAGATCCCCGGCCAAGAATGGGTAGAAGATCCTCTTTATGAACCTACCGAATTAAGATTGTCGATCAGTACGGACGGTGGAGCTAATTGGTCAGATATCACGTTTAATCCCGGGTTTCCCGCTGGATATTATCAATTAAGTGATATGAGTTTTGGGTTATGCGTAAGCGGAACAAACATTTTGGTTTATACATGGTCTGGAACTGATTATATTGAAACCGATCCACTCCCCCAAGTAAAGGGATACAACCTGTTCTTGAGTACGGACTACGGCGCAACGTGGAGTAGTGTAATAGATTTTGTCGGATACGACTTGGAAGTGTTGAGCCAATATCTCGGTACATACCCATGGCTTCGGACAGATGGCGACAAAGTTGTGCTGTCTACTTGTGATTTGTCTGCGACTGGCGCCTCCACTCCCCTGGGGTTTTTCCTCTCAGAAAACAATGGGGTTACTTGGAGATTTATCGAAATTGACTTCGCGGGAATTCCGCAAATCATGGTGCCGGCCTGATGGATACTTTGACGAAATCCCCGATTGAGACGTTCCCTGTGAAGTTCAATTTCTCGCTGGATATGGTCCCGGGAGAAACGATCGCTGCGGAAGTGATTACCTGTGTCAACGCGGCAACGGGGGTGACGAGCAAAACCGCGATCATCGACAGCGAGGCAATCGCCTCTCCCGACGTTGTGATCGTGGTGAAAGCCGGCACGGAGGATGACGAGCATCGGATTCAATGCGTGGTGGAAACCTCCGCGGGAGCTGTTTTCCAGCGGGATCTCCTGCTTTGCATCCATTCCGAAGTGACAGATTCGTTCACGAAGCAACCCGACGACGCCTTCGCTTTCGATGTGGATTTCACGCGCCGGCTCGAGAGCGGGGATACCGTTGCCTCTGCAGTTGTGGCGGCGGTCAAGGAGTCGGACGGCTCGGACGCGGCGGCGCTTGTGCCCGGGGTGGTCGTGAGCACTCCGCTTGTGGCGGTTGCCGTCCTCGATGGGGATGACGGCAAAACCTACCGCCTGGGGGTCCAGGGAACGACTACGGCGGGGTATGTCTATGAAAAATTCGTCCGCATGAACGTCCAGGAGTTTTGACATGGCGGTGAAAACCTTCACCTTCGACAAGGTAGACGGCGGGATCATCACGCAGCACCCCTCTACAAAAGTCGCCTGGACGACGGGGAACAACGTCCGGATCACGCCGGGATTCGTTTCCAAGACGCTCGGGAAGGCCCTCATTACTTCCCTTCCAAGCACTCCGGCGATCCGGGCCATGTTCTCGTTCGTCGGGACGGACGGGGCGGTTCGGACGATCGTTTGCTGCGATGCTAAGGTGTTCGCCTACGATTCCACCTTCGCGTCCTACGTCGATATCACTCCCTCGCCGGCGCCCACGGGAGCGGCAACGGACATCTGGCAGTTCGATCTGGTAGCCGGCCTTCCGATCCTGTCGAACGGAAAGGACATCATCTGGAAGTGGTCATCCTATGCCGGTGTACTGACGGCTCTCACCGGAGCGCCGACCTGGGCGAAGCGGATCTCGAGCTGCATGAACCGGATAATTGTGTCGAATCTCAAGGAGGGGGGATACATCTATCCCGGTAGGGTACGCTGGCCGGAAACGGGCAACCCGGAGAACTGGACGATCGACACGACGAACAAGGCCGGCCGGCACGATATCATGTCGTACTCCGGCGGGATCGAAGCTCACGCGAACATCAAAGCGCAGATCACGCGGGGCCATGAGGTATTCTTCTTCACGGAGCGCGGGCTGTGGAAAGCCGATTTCACCGCGGCGACGAGGAACTTCATCGAAGTAAATCCGATCACGGAGATCCTGTCCTCGAAGGCGCTTTGCAAGAAAGAGGAAACGATCTACTTTATCGGGAAGAGCGACCTATTTTGGTCCGGAGGCGGGGATCCCACGGCGTTCGGCTTGCCGATCCGGGATGAGTTGTTCGACAACCTAAACGCCAGCGCGATCGCCACGGCCTTTGTGTTCGCTCCGTACCTCACCGATGAAGTCTGGTTCTGTGTGGCGACGGGCGAGAACACCGTGCCGAACAAGGCTTTCGTCTACAACACAGAAACAAAGTCCTTCTCGATCCACGATGTTGATTTCTCCTGCCACGCGGAGGCCCTTTACACGGGCGTCCCTTACGACTTGGTGGGGAACGCCTTGGGGCAGATACTTCGGATGGACAGCGGTTTCAACACGGCCGCGGGGCTGGCGATCGACGGCCGGATCGAAACGGGGGATCACGATTTCGGTCTGCCGAACAATGTGAAAACGATTGCAGACGTGATTCCGCATCTCGACGGGCAGGATGCTGTAAGCGGACTGATGGTGCAGATCGCTGTGAAGAACCGGCTTCCGGATGACCTCCGCTGGTCGGATCCGGTGCCGTTCACGATCGGCGTCTCGGAGAAATGCGATTTCAACGGATTTCGCAAGGGGGGGAAATTCGTCCGGATCCGGTTCTATTCGGATCTCCTGACGAGTCCTTGGAAGATGAGCGGCTACACC